AGATTATCTTGGTGTAGTTGACGCAGTTCTTGGACCCTTTGTAGCACGTGCTAGTCAAGGACTTACTAGACACGTAGAACCAGTCAACGAGTTTTACAAATTATTTACTGATCAAAGTGGCGCACCTGATTTAAATATGGCAAAGTATAAATACCAAGGTTACATAAAATACATTGATGGTTTAGTTGGCGGTGTTACACCCGCTGGATCAGAAGAAACATACTCTGATTTGCCAAGAAAACTTGATGTGTTTGGTAGGACTGTACCGACAAAGATAAGCAAACAAATAATGTTTAGGCAGTCAGGAGAACCTATCTCTGCGGAGATGATGATGAATGCTGCAGGTATACCTAGCTGGAAAGCTACAAAGTTTGATGGCCCTGCTGTTGTCAAAAGAAAAATGCAAAGCTTGGTCAACCCTTACTTTGAGATTGCTGCTATAAAATATCTAAACAAATACCCAGACTTCTTTGATATGGAACAGAAAAAGAAAGCACAGATTGTAGCTGACATGCAGAAAGAAGTTCAAGGTAATGTTAAAGCATTGTTTGATGATGGACACATGCCAGAAAGCTTAACTATGCTTAGGGTTTTATCTAAACCTAGCAACAAAAAGAAAGCCCTAGAAGCAATGAAGTTCTTAGGGATTACTGGTAGCTTAGAAGATGTGTACAAAAGAGAAGACGCATTGTCAAAGTTAAACTTGATCAACATCTTAATACAAAAAGATAACTATAGAGCAGTAGTTCAAGGCTTTGGCCTAGACTAATCACCCTCATCGTCTAACATAAAGTCTGCCCACTCATATGATGAACGTCTTACCTCAGACATATTCAAAGCCCCTCTACTACCTGAAAGTATTCCAGCAAGAGCTTGTCCTGCTAGATACCTTCGGGCGGTGAGGGGTTTAACCATGTTTGGGTTACGCTTCTTACGAGTGTAACTCTTAGCTTCAGTCTCAAGTGATGTTGGCTTGTTCATGCTCTGTTATTTTCTTTAAGTTTTTAAAGTACTCAGAGTTGAATCCAAACTCCCAGTCCTTGTTAGGCCTTGTGTCAATCTTGTAGGGATTGCCTAGCTTTCCGTACTTAAAGGCTTCCCTACCTTGATCAAATGGTTTCACTTATGTATCTCCTTCATAGCTTCCCGCATCCTCTGCATGTACCAATCAGCTTTGTCCATGTCTTCAACAGGTTTGTTCTTGTACTTGTGACGGTGTTGATACTTAATCATGTTACCCTGACAGTACGCAATAAACCCTGCAGTACCTAGTACCTGCTTGATATAGTCAATGCATTCTATCTCACCTATGTTGTAATGTAAAGGCTTAGTTACAGGGTTAAACGAAAGGTTATCATCTGGTAAGTTCCACTTAGTCATAGTTGTATTAACTTTCTGTGTCTATATTAAAAGGTAATGAAAAGCATTGGCTTACTGCCTTAGCATTATCATTTGGTCTTGACTTGTACAAGCGTAGCATATCATGCTCCCGCCATGATTGGCAAGACTCTTCTGTTTTAAACGCCATGTTGGGGGCGTGTATTGAAAAAGAACTCTTTATATTTACAGGATTAGTAAGTGTTATTGCTACTATATAAACCCATATCATTTTGTTTTCCTTTACTTTTTTAAATGTCCTTCCAAGTAAAGTTTAGCCCTACTAACTCTTTCAAGGTTGTCTTTAAAAGCACCCAACCCGGTGTTACAATTACCACATAACCAAGACCTAAACTCTTCTGTTTCGTGACAGTGATCTAAGACCCAAGACTGTAACATCTTCTGGCCTTTTCTGCTTATTTCTTTTATGTCCCTGTTACAGATAGGACAGACATAATCTTTTTCTGGATAAGAATGGATAGACTTTAAATATCTTAAGACTTCATTGTGTTTCTTTCTACAGGCAACACACTTTCTTTTTATCTCACCTGCTGGCATGTGTTGAAAGTTTTTAACTGGCTGTCTAATTCCACAGTCATTACACTCTAAGCCCCCGTCATAATGAGGGCTTAGGTTATTAAACATTTCAAGTTGCATCAGGTAATATCTACCATCTCACACACGTCACCACTACATGCCATAGTCTGCATACCAGAGGTGTTGTCCTCTTGCTCATAGTCACCGAAGGCTTTCCAATCAAGTTTAACTGGTGACACATCACACATATCATAGAACTGTTCTTTAGTACACTCTTGGTACGGTGCCTGTTGATACGTATGCTCATTGAATGGCAGGAAAGATACACCTGACATTTCATCAAAGTGTTTGTACACAAATGCTCCTACCTCAAACCATTCATCAGCCTTGACGTTGATTGTAACGCTAGGCTTATGCTCACACCAATGACGTTGATACATCAACCACATCTCTAGCTGCTCTAGTGCAGACATATCAGCAGTATGGATAGCACCTAGTGGTGATTGCATTGGGAAGCTGAACACTGTGGTAGCGTCAGGCTTCATTACATCAGGCTCACTTGGTACACCTTGATCAACCATGAACTGTGTTAGTGGATCTTTATTGTCACCGCGTACAGTACGGACATAATAGGGAGAATGACGAGCATGTATTCCAGAAGCTGAATCAACCAGTTGGGAAACTGTTCCACTGGGCTTGACACAAGTAATAGCAGTGCTAACAGGGATAGAAAGCTTGTCAGCCCACTCAGCATTAGTAGTAACAGCCACATTTTTAAGATGCTCCAATGTTTGAGCTAATCCTTTATTAGCCATTGTCATCAGGGGGTTATCCATTATCCCCGTGAGAGACACACCGAGCAATCGTTCTGCTGCGGTATTGTTAGACCACACTTTACGCAGGTACGGAAAGTTGGTGTAGGTTGACTGAATGGTTCCAAGTATAGTTGCAATGCGGACTTTTCTTGAAAGGTCTTGCAGACTATCCGTGGCACGAACAACAACTTCCGTAAGATTACAGAACTGATTCGGGCGAAGGATGATTTCTGAACAAGGGTTTGTCCCAAACTCATAGCAAGTTTCTCTTCGTCCGTTTTTAGCTGCTTGCTTGACCGAAGCTTGTCTATTAAATACACCACGTTCTCCACTCCCACTTTCCATAAGGGCTGTCCACTCCCGCATGAACGCCATGCTGTCAGGTTTCTCAGTGTAAGATACGGAGTTGTTAGCCAAGGCTCTATGCCCTGCGTTCTCCCACCAGTTGCCTGACTTAGCATGACGCATACGATCATCGGATAAATTTGATAACGAAATCATAGCACTACGACGAACACCACCTACTACCACAACCTCACCAATCTTACACATCAAGTCATGACACTCAATGCTAGACAGCTTACGGCCTTGTGCTGAACGGAATGTTGTAGTAGCAAAGTTAAACAGATCAATCAAAGGTGCAGGACCAGAGGCTCTACCACCGAATGTCTTGAGCCTAGCACCTGCAGGACGAACCTTACTAACATCCCACTTAGGGATTTCACCAGCCCATAGGAGTGCTAACACTTGCCTGAGACCTTTCGCCCAACCTTCCTTGCTGTCCTTAACCACGACAGTCGTGTCACTCTCGAAAAGAGTAGGAACATCAGGGAGTTTAGTAATGAACTGCCGCTCAACACTGAAGCCAACCCCAGTACCACAGAGGAGGATGAACATAGCCTCATCAAAGGACTTAGGGTCATCTACGGGTAGGTAGCTGCAGTTATACATGCAGGTGTTGTCACGCTCTGCTGCCTTACCCGCAGTCATTAGTGACCGCATACTAGGCATGACCTCAAGACTAAGGATTGAGTTACGTATTTCTTCAAGGTCAACTGGCTTGAGCCATGTCTTAGCAACATTCTGCAGGTATCTTTCTACAGTTTCACCCCATGTCTCTCGGCGCCCTTCATCCTCAAGCCAACGGGCATACCGACTGGTTGCAATAAAAGTCTGGTAGTCCGTTGGTAGGTAGTTGTTATTCATGTCTATTCCCTTCATCACGCAATATAAAAATTTGTCTTCGTCCAGCCTTACCTAGATGTGCTTCAAGAAGACTCTTTACTTTCTCAAGCATCACACAGGCAAACAATAATGTCTCTTCCCTACTGTCACACATCATGATCTGTGTTTCAATAGGTTTCATTAACTCAGTAGCACGTTTCTTAATGTTATTCAACGGCTATCCCCGCTACCCTTTAAGGTTCCACGTGCTTCTCTACCGTCAAGCTTCATCATGTTCTCAGCAATAGTAACACCTAAGCTTGCACCGTAGAAGTTAGACAAGGCAGTTGCATAGAAGATAACATCACCAAGCTCTTTGACAATCTCTTCAGGCTCTACCTTAGTGTTGTCCCTGATACGTTTCTTAATCTTCTCAGCAACTTCACCAGCCTCACCCATAAGACCTAGTGTATTCTCTACTAGCCTGTCTTTAGGATCAGTAATAATCTTACCCTCAACCCACTTACTGTAGGCATCAAAGGCTTTCATATCATCCTTAGTCATCATCAGTTTTCTCCGCAGTTAAAGATTTTTTAAGCCTAGTCATTAGTAGTTCCGCAACTATACCTAAGCTAGCTAATTGATACTCAAGGTCTACCTTAATACTATTGTTGTGCATTAATTCTCTAAGTGTTTCGTTCTGGTTGTCATCAAAGTCTTTACTGTCATACTCAATATCATCAAGAGTTACTTTAGTCACGGCGTGTTACCTCAATCTTTTCTAGTGTAAGTTCATCTACTTCATACAGAATATCCTGTACCTTCTCTAAGACTACCCTAGAGCTTTCATTGTCATCAACCTCTAAGTAGTTAGCTGATGGGTCTATCTTTACGCTCAATATAATCTCGTATTCCATATCGGAAACTCCTAGTTATACTGAAACTAAAAGTAAAGTCAAGCTATGCATCATACATACCCCAAGAATTTACTTCAAGTGGTTCAATACTTGTACTGAAATGTTGAACCCACTCATTAGAATCACCGGGGTTTTCAAACCAGTATTGTATTGTCTCTATCTTACCATCAACCTCTGCCTTACAGATCAATAGCTCTTGACATTCTTCAGGGTACTCATCAGGATCATCACTGTCTGATATAAGGATAGGCCCAGCAAGTATGTCCCATATTTTTATTGTCATAGTTATTCTTTCTTCCAGTTCCGAAGGAGTTCAGCATAGTGATCCATGCCTATCATGACAACCCAAGGCTTTCTATCTGAACGAAAGAAAACTACAGGCTCTCCTTTACCATGCTTAGAGGCTTGCTCAATGTAACCATACACGGTCTTAAGCTCACCCTTTCTGCGCTTGACTTCAATACTTATTGGCATCTTCCTACGGGCAGCAGGGGATAACTGTATGTCTTCCCCTGTGTCGCCCATAGTTGTAGACTTAATGTCATCAGGTTCAAACTCAGGGAATGTCTCTAAGAGTTTGTCTCTAACTTCTTGCTGTCCTGTCCTGCCCTTAGCCTTGGCTGATCTAGTCTTTGTCAACGGGAGGCTCCCATATTTGATCTACTTCTCTTCTCAGCCATAGTAACCTAGCATTTTCAATGACACGTTCTGTGTCACCATCATACGCTTCAACACAAGCATACCAAAGTTTCATCTCTGTGTCACACTCATCAAGAATCTTACCTGCCTTAACAGGGCCACACCTATGCAGCCCCTTGATGTTGTCTGCCTTGTCACCTGTAAGTATCTGAGTATAGAAGAACTTTAACCCAGTAAACTCACCAACAGCACTCAGTTCTTTTCTGGTGATGTTGTAGTGAAAGCAAGGTATCTGTAACATATCCTTATCAATAGATGCAACTACTGCGTTCATCCCGACTTCTGTTGCTGCAATAGCAATGAGATCATCAGCTTCCTCGCCTTCGCTCACAATAGCTTCATACTTATTGGTCATGTAGTCCCGAATGTGTTGCAGATGTATTGGTTTCTCTGCCCACTTACGGTTGCCTTTATACTCAAGGGTCTTGGCAATATCAAAGCGGAAGTTGCCCTTACCTGTGAGATATACTTGATAGTCAGTAGCAATAAACTCATTGTCCTCAATGATCTTATCAATCAACTCGTCTACCTTTGACTCAGCATCAGAAGCTTCCAAGTTGTTTGAGGAAAATCCCGCACGATACGCAATGATATCACCATCAATTAAAACTTTCCCCAAACTTTCCATGATTAGAACATCACTTCTGAATCAGTTAAAGCTGGTGACTCAGTAGGTGGTGCCACCGTTTGAACGTCCTCATCAGGTGCTTCATACTCAATGTGCTTGAGTACCTTAACCTTGTCCAACCGTGTGCCTACAATACTCTTCATCTTAGTATCATACACAGATAGAATAACTTCTACCGTTGAACCATTACCAATGGTACCATCAACGTCATAGTCCCATTCCATATCATTAGCTTTTACTACTACGGGTGGACCACTAGCCCACTCATACCCTGTGTCATACTTACGCACAAGACGTACCATTGTACCCCGTCCTTGTGGGTCAGGCTTGCCACGCTTCATAGACTTAGAAGCCTTAAGCAATGCCATGTTCTGTTCGTCAAGGATAACGTCAATAGTACAAGCACCATCACAACTTACATAAGCTTCTTCAAAGCCTAGCATGTCACGGTTCTGAGTAAATACTTTTGCCCACTCAGCAATTCCAGTTAGTTTAATTTTACGTGTAGCCATTTGGCCCTCCATCAATTAGTGAATTTCACTATACCGTTGACCGTATTGCACGTCAATGCCTAAGTCAACATTTAATTTGAGTTCTTTGTTAAGTTTTTCTATAGCCCATAGCAGGGCAGTAGTGTGTACTTCTTCATCACCATTCTTAACCAGATTAATACTCTCATCATGGAACTGTCCAATGATGTTGCCTCTCTTGGTACGGTATAGAGCAACCCACTTATCAAAACAATAGGCCCCCGTACTTTGATTGATCGTAGAGAACGCATCCTTTTCGTATCGTAGATTGTGCCAGAACTTACTGACTGGATTCTGTACCCACATCTCACCGTTAATCTTCTTGATCTTCTGATCTTCAGCAAATTGTTTGACTGCCCAGTTACGTTCCCAGTAGGCATCAAGCAATGCAGACGCTTCACCCACAGACATACCTGTCTCACGTGATAGCTTGGCTGCACCTACACCATAGGTAGCTGAGTAGTTCACCACCTTGTAGTTCTTACGCAAAGACTTAAGGCTGACCTCACCTGAGTTGTGCTTGTCAATCTGTTCTTGAGTAACACTACCAGCATGTTTAGCAAGGTCAAGGTGTGGATCAAAACCTTTCTTAGACATTTCTTCTACGTAGTCTGGGTCATAGGGTTTCATATAGTGCCGCTTAGTAGTATCTTCAAGGGAGGTCATGTCAGCACCGCATAGAGTGTATCCTTCTGGTGCGGTGAGGCAACCACGTATCTCCTTACCCCAAGGCTTATCAACCCCCGGTAAGTTTACCAAAGGTTTGACATGCTTGAAGCGTAAGGTATTGGTAAGACCCTTGACCCCTGCCTTAACGTAACCATTCTCTTCACACTCAACGAAGCCATGAAAGATACCAAGCCTATGCTGAATAACTGTAAGGCCATCCAATACACCAACCGCAGGGTTGTTCTCAATGAGTATCTCAACAGACTTGGTAAGCTCACCATTCTTACGTACTTGTGGTATCTTCTTCTCTTCTCCTGTCTCTTTGTTCTTGTCAAACTTGTACGTGCAAGGCTCCCAACCTAAACCAAAGAGCCAGTCCTTTACCTGATCTGGTGAGTTAGGGTTAGAATCTTCAACACCCTTGACCACTGTTACATCACCCTCATAGTTAGAGGGTAAGCCACTGGATGCAAGCAGATCAAACCAACGCTTACCATGAGTAGACACAGAGCCATCTTTCTTGAGGCATACCTTTGGCTTAGTCTTGACAGACATAACCTTACGCATAGGCATAACCTCACGTAGCTCCTTGACCTTCTCTGCTTGTTGACCCTTGAGGGTAGTGATGCTGTCCTCTGCCAACTGTAAGTCTATCTTCCAACCAACACGTTCAGCAGCATTGGCGCAGTTCATCTTGAACGAAAGATAACCAAAGAACTTGTCAAGGTTTTTCTTATCCTTGTACACAAACATAAACCGCTTGAGCAGATTCTTCCATAGTTTCCAGTTGATCTTAACATCTTCAACACATCTATGTATGTATACTTCTACAGGTTGCTCAGACCAGTCGGTTACAACTGGCTTGGGTATCCCAAACTCATCGCCAAAACTGTCAAGTCCATGCTTACCTCTGTCATAGTTCATAACCCAAGACATAGGTAGGGTGTCATACAGACGGGACTTGATCTTTATATCAAGTATCCTTTCAAGCACTGGTATATCGTAGCGCATGATGTTGTGTCCTATCAAACCTTTTTCGTTCTCAAGTAACTGTTTCATATCTGCATACTCAGTAAGCGTCTTGTACTCTACGCCGTCACTCGTATAGGAAAGGCAATGTATTTTTGATGGGTTAAGACCGTCAGTCTCAATATCAAATACAATCATGCCGCAATGTCACTCCTTTCAATAAAGGCTTCTTCACTTAGGATGGTTGTATCAGGGTCATAGTAAACTGATCCTGCATTACCTAACTTAGCAAACGGCCTGTTCTTATCCACGATGAAGGTGGTAGTATTCTGTAACACCTCATCGTCTGTCTCAGTGTCACGCTCAAGCTTAATACATATGATTGCTTCCTCTTCAAGTGATGCTGCATACTTAGTGCGTCCATCATCATTAACCTGTGAGATAAATATCACACCAATGTTTAACTCCTTAGCAAGCTGTGCTGCACGTGAGCCTAGTGTGGTGAGCGTACTGGTAGCACCATCAACACCTGAGCTAGACAGATATGCAAGACGTTGCACATGGTCAATGAAGATATAGCCAGCACCATACACACTAGCAGCTAGACGTATATACTCTAGTAGCTTGAGTGGATCATCGTGTGACCTCATCTCAAAGACAATGGTACGCTCACCTTGGGTAGCTTCCTTAGCTGCTTGAATAACAGCTTCCTCAGTGACGTTGTTCTCCTTAGCATCATCCTTAGTACGCACGTTAGTACCAAGGTGATAGGTAGCCATAGCACGGTAGGTAGTAGACTTCATCTCTTCCATGTGTAGTAAGGCAATGCGTTCATCAGGTGAACGTAGTAGACCTGTCTCAAAGAAACGTATCACCTCTGTCTTACCTGTACCACGTGGTGCTTTGATGAACGTGATGCCACCCTTGACCAAGCCTCTAGTCTTTTCATCAAGACCAGCATGACCTGTTGGTGTGTACTCGTAAGGGTTCTCACGCCTGATAGCATCCTCTACCTCTTCATCAGAGCAGAAGAAATTATCAGGTGAGTATCGTTGTGGTTTGAGTGCTGCCCACTTGAGGTCATCACCATCACCATTAGTAAGAAAGTCATTAGCATCCTTGTGCTTAGACATAGGGACATACCAGAACTTATCTGCCAATGCCTCATATAGTTTGTCTGCTGCACGTCTACCTGCATCATCTAATTCACCAGCATACACCACCTCTTTGAATGAGTTGAGGTAGGCATGGTTAGCCTTGATAAACTTCTCACCGATAGATGCGCTGGGCAATGACTTGACGGGCCACTTCTCACCAAGAATTTGATAGAGACTAGCGGCATCAAACTCACCCTCAGTAAGATAGATACGTGTAGATGAGCCAGAGTTAAAGTCTGGGCCAAACAGGTGAGACATACCTAGCCCCCTGTCTTTCACCCATGACTTAGACTTGTCATTGTAGTCACGGTACTTGACCGTATGTGGGTACTTGTAGGCATACCGTACTGGTACACCGCCATCACCTGTCTGTACTTGAATACCATACACCTGACACACATCAGGCTTGAGGCCTCGTATGTCATTGAAGGTACTGCCAGTCACAGGTACATTCATAATGTTTATCCTTTGCTTTATAGGGTAGTCATTAGCCACCCAATCAAATGTCTCTACGCTTTTCTTTGCGGGGTAGGACTCACCGCAGCTATGGCAGAAGCCAAAGCCATCGTCATTCCAGTTGAATGCGTCCGAAGAACTACAGTCAACAAAAGGACATGCCATGTGTGGGTTGTCACCCATTTAATAGTGCCTCCCATGATATAGGAAATAGTTCTAGCATCTTCTCATCTATTTGCCAAGCAACATTTCTAGTTTCTTGTTGAGTGCTACCTGATATTCTAAGCCTGACCATATCAGCAAAGGCATCAAGGCTACCTGACCAGTACCATTCAGTCATAGTATTCTGGGGTAGGACTATACGTGCTTGTTCTTCACACACACCTGAGCTTAATAGGTTTTGATATTGGATAAGGCTTTGTGCTACATGCCTTGTTACATTCTGTATAGCTATGTTAGATGCAGCATCTTCTATCCTGTCGCCTGACCCTTGCTTCTTATCATCGGCAGTCTTGCGGTAATAATCAGGGTAGTAGAACTCAGGGTCAGTCTTAACATACCTACGACTAATCTCATTCCATCGTAGAAACTTATGCTTGACTAGCTGTCGGGCCACAAAGATGGGAGCCTTGATGTGGAACGAAGCAAAGGCATGACCAAAGGGTGACATATGTTTGTGATTAGCTAAGTACTTGATAAGCTTCTCGTCCTTACTGCGTAAGCCTGATGACTTACCCTGTGACGGTGTGTTCCAATCAGCTATCTTACCAAAGCTAACCCTTGCTGCATTGACTACACTGAGATCACTACCCATGTGATCCACGTATGTTACTTTAATCATTATCTATTCCCATGTTAGTTGGTGCATACTGTTCACCATTGTATGCAGGGTAAACATCATCTTCAACACCAGAGTTGCAACCAAATACTACAAGGCCAAGGGCTATGCAAGACCAGATCGTACCCTTCTTCATCCAGTACATGAAGTCATCAAAGGCTTGCTCTGCCTGTACCTGTGCTGCATCCTTCACCTCTTCACTCATGGTGCTGTACCTTTCCATAAGGCTAACTGAGCCTTGAGTTTTTCACATTCTTTTTTTAACTCTTCATACTTTTCACACAACCTTTTGTACTCATCTCTTTGTATCATCTCTTTCTCCTATCTAATGCAACTATTGCAGTCTCAAGATTATGTTTAAGGTAAGGGTTAAGTGACGTAATATTCTTGTGTCCAGTGACAGACATAACCTGAGCAGCTTCGGCGCCACCCTTAATCATCTCAACTATAGCAGTCTTTCTAAGATCACCAGCACGTAACTCATTAGGTAGATCACAGGCTTCCTTGACCTCATTGACTAGGGTACTGACCTGAGATGAAGTCATGGGTCTGTAAGCATTGTCTGATGCCCTTTGAAAGGGTACCACATACTTCTGCCAACCCCAATCCTCATCTTGCTTCTCAAGTAATTTCATCACACGTTTATCTATAGGTAGCTCAACAGTAGCACCACGTTTTGTTTGGGTGATCGTCACTGTCTCACGTATAAAGTCTATGTCTTGCCAACGTAGGTTTCTTATATCAACAGGCCGCTGACCCCACTCATATGCCAGCAGTACCAGCAAGGCTATGTTGCGCCACTTAAACTCACTGAATGCTTTGTCTAAGAACAACTCAACCTGTTGGTTAGTCCAGATGATTGACCGTACTTCATGCGCACGTTTACTTACATTCTTCATAGGGTTGATAACTGCTAGGTCTAATGAGATGCAGTGATTGATTAGTACAGAGAATAATCTAGCATACTGATTGGCATGGTCAGTGCTTACATCCTCCTCCCATTGGTCATACATCTCTGTACAAATAATAGTGGTGAGTTTGTTTAACGGTATGTCGCCAATGTATTTATTATATACATATCCAGAACACATAGCCTTCAGTCCATACTCATAATTCTTTTGTGTGTTATACGACAAAGAATTAAAGTGCTTAGTGTTTAGGTACTGGGTTAGTACCTGACTGAGGGTAGACTTGGGGCCATAGCTACCAAGTATTATCTCGCCACCTCTAAAACTATTAATCAAAGCCAATAGCTTAGGTACTTCATGCTTGGCTGTACGTCCATCTCTAAAGGTAGTAGCAGATACAACACCTGCAAGCACAGCATCAGATGGTGGTATGAAGCGCCAACTTACGCCTCCATCTTTTCGTTTAACTTTGTGTGTGTACTTCATGTTCACCTCTTGTGTGTACTTAAAGTATACTTAAAGTATTATTATTTTTTTAAGTAATTAATAAAAACTTTAAGTAAGTACTCTAAGTACTCTTAGTTATACTTAGTTTGAGATAGGGTCAAGTGGTGGTAAGTGTGACAAACTGTCACATATACCTTCTTGAAGCATAGTCATTCAAGTAATTGCCGTAATCAATATTAGCCTCATCAATCAATAGGTCAGGGCTAAAGCCTAGCTTAGAGAGCAACTCAGCCACCGCACTAGGGTTGTCAGTGACAAGGGATATCAAGGACTCCATATCATGATCATCAAGTGGCTCACTCACTCTGTTGTCATTGTATGTACTGTTAGTTGACAACCTGCCCCAGCTCTTAGACCACCAATCATCATCGTCATAGTGTGTCTCATAGAGTGAGGGATCACGTGATATCACTAGCTTAGACCAGTCAGCCTGAGTCAAGGCATACATCAACAGGTCAGCATACTCTAGGTCTTGTGTCTCATTGACAGTATGCTGTCCGTAGTAACCCACACTGATGTTAGTACACTCAGGTACCACGTTAGCATACTCATTACTGTCAGTGTATGAACCATGCTTGTCAGACACAAGCTGCGGTAGGTCAAGTGCTGTAGCAAATGATTTAGAGAATGCATCTGATGCAGTACGTATACCCATCTGGTGTGTGATCACAGAGTTGTCACCATATCTGTCAAAGGATATCACTGCGTCAATGTGTGACAACCAATACGGATTACTCTTGACAAGGGCAGAGCTACCAATGCACCCAATCTCTTCAGCAGCATGTACCACATACACACCCTCAATGTCTTGCTCAATCATACCTAGCATGAGCCATACACCAGTGGTACAGTCAGCACCAAGACATGATGATGTAGTAGGGTCAGCTACTGATACTATATTGTTGGTGACTACTAGCTGTTGTAGTCCCTCAGTCTTGTGTACTGTATCATGGTGTGACGCAAAGCATATCGTAGGGTTGTCACCTATGCGTAGTACATAGTTGCCATCACGATCAGGCAATCCAAAGTGTGGCTCAAGAAACCGTTCACAAAACTCATTCTGTGTGGTTGAACCTTGCGGTCTCTTGTACCGCAGCATTTCTATTAGGCTATACATTATTCATCTTCCTCTTCTACTATTATCCAAACACCTTGAGCATTCTTTTCCCAAGTGTTATCATCATCTACAATCTCTGAGTCAGCCACATCTAGGCCATCTGCAAGGGTACACTTGACATTGTTAGGGTATGTCTCATTGTCCCAGTCAGACACAAAGTAATCATTGTCCATTGATCTAGGGGATATCCACACACCCTCAGACTCACAGTATACAACGTCATCACTGTGCCAATACCTATCATCACTACACTCTATAAAATTCATGTCTCTACCATACTCAGACACAGATTCTGTAACGTAGTTACCATGACCATTTACAACCCATGCTTCTGTCATCTCTGACGTATGTACCATATCACTAGCATACTCACAGTATGTATGCTCATTGTTGTAGCAACACTCACAGTAATTTTCTTCTGTATGTTCTGAGTGATAGTACTCATCCTCAGTCAGCCTTTCACCACACTCAGTACAGGCAGTGTAATGATTACTACCTAGTACACCATGATAGTCACTAGCATTAATATCACCGTCCTCATCCACTATGAGGTGATCACCGTCATCTTCTAAGGACTGAGGCATTACATCTAGGTATGGCCCAATGAAACCACCATCACGATGCTCAACTCTATTGAGCCTAGCACCTACCCAAGAGCTACGATCTTCATAACCCACGGCATTAATACTGTCAAGGTGTGTCTGTATCTGATCCATAGAATGCTCACACACACCATAGATAGGACCAGCTTCAGGCCCACGGTTGGCTCCAGCTACCATGATCACACAACGACCAGCTATGTGTCCGTTAGAGTCCTCCAACCAGATGATCTCAAAGTCACCACTGGCATAGACAGACACAGGGTGGACAGGTAGCTGATCAAACCTGTACCGCATACAAGAGTGAGCCATAGCTTTTCTTGTAGTGGTAGTACGTGGGTTGTCCATGTCAGCCTGAGTTTGACTGTAAGCACGAACAAAGTCATCAGCCTCACGCCCTGTCTTGAGTGTGTAGTTACGCAAGGAGAACTTCTCGCGGAACCTGTCAACCATTACCTCTATCTCAGTATCACTGAACTCAGGGAAGATGTACCTGATAGCACGCCCAGCTTTCATAGCCACATGCCTGTCATTGTCAGCATCCTTACGTGTCTGATAGATACTGATCTTGCCATGAGAAATCTTAGACCTGATAGGCTGTATGGCACGAAGTCTCATCATCCAATGCTGACCAGTAGCCTCATTGCCAAGGTCTAAGTTTGAACGTAGCCAACACACAAAAGGATCATCAACAAAACCGCTGCATCTATCATCCTCAAAGGCGCCGAACTTCTGCATCACTGTGTCAGTAGGATGTACCTCCAAGACACGACGAACAACAAACCCATTGTCACGTGGTGTGATACCGAAGGTGATACGAACAGCACCTGCACCATTACCGTTGAGCCTGATGTAACCACCGATCAACTCACCATCAAGATGTATCTCATCTCTGGACAGGATAGGGTACGTCTTCCATTGCTGGATGTGTTGTCCGCTGGTACATAAATCATAGGAACAATCCGTCACGCCCCGACCAACAGACACGTGTTGTGCTGCAATAGGGTCAACCATTATTAGTTCGTATGGCATATCAATCTCCTTGTTTAACCCTCACACAGTATTGCATGAGGGGTATTGCTTTTATTCATCGTTGAGGGATTGCATGAAGTCAAACATTTTATGTTGAATAGATGACGCATCAGAACGCAACCCATCAATCAACTCTTCAAACTCACGCATCTTGTCACGGTACGCATCCTTTTGCTTGCTCACTTCGGCCATAGCCTTAGCATGTAAGGTAGCCACATCATTATCTGTCTTGTCTTTACTCATGTTCCGACCGTAATGC